ACAGCATCAGTACTTAATGTAAGGATGGTGCAGGTACAAATCTATTCGGTAGGCGTGTTTTTCAACGCCAGTCTAATCATTTAGTTGAATAGAGGAATCTAAAGAAATACCTGCGTATTTCTACAAAGCAGAAGAGTAATTATTTTTAAGAAACTTTTAAATATTTTTCTTTATTTCTTAAACTAATAAAATCAGTTGAGTCCTTACTCCACTTACTCCAACTCATCTTAAACGAATCCCCATTTTCCTTACAATAATTATAAAAGTTGAGTAAGAATTTATATCTCTCAGGGGTATAGAATTCCCTAACTGTAACCTCATTAAAGTTTGCCAGTAATAATTGACGATCCATAATATCTGTAGCAGATACTTTATTATAATTTTTAAGCATATCATACATAATCATAAAGGTAGTTGTTCTTCCTACACCAGCTTTGCAGTGGAAATGAACCCATGAATTTTTAGGAAGATTTTTATATGATTCTAAGAAATAATCAACCATATCATCAGTAGGAAGCCCAAGGTCTGTTACAGGGATTCTTATGTAGGATAAGTCTTTCGATGTAACCAATGCATCTTCATTAAAAACTTTAGTTGGAATCATGGTATCATTAGGTGCTCTATAAACAGTAATAGGAGTGTTTAATGGTATGGAGATCAATTGATTGGTTTCTTTTTCTATTACCTCGTCTCTAGTTAACCCTTTGTTAGCATCATTGTTTAAGTTCTTCCAGCTAACAGGAAGACCATTTATAAAACCATGAGATTCTTGCCTCAAGTCTACAATAGTAATTGGTTTTGATGTACCTATTTCTTCTAATAAAATAGGAAGATTTTTTTCAGAGAATTGCTGACTTCCTGAAATATTTAATTTTTCTAATCCTTTTAAAGAGAATTTTTCATTTTTTGTTAGATAGATTGGGGTAGAGGTTTTACGAAAATTTCTTGGAAGAGATTCATTTAAAGAATCTAATGATAGTTTAACCTCGTCAACAACAGCAATAGAAGTCGTACCGAAAGCTAGCTTATTAGAAAATATTGAAATAAAAATAAGGATAAATGCTAAAAAGACAGTACTACCTTTTTTCACTAATATCACCTCGCAAGTAATTCTACTAAATAGAATGCCCTAAATACAAAAAAATTACTATTAACCACGACCTATATGCTCTATATTAAAAATTAATATTAGTGCTACTATAACCAAAATAAAATAAATAACCATGTCTCTAACTAAATTAAGTCTAATTAATTCTTTTCTAAATTTCATTCTTCATCACCTCATTAATAATCACTTCATTATTGAAAGTATCGACAAACAATAAGGAATATATACACCTTAATACTGTAGAAGCGTTCCTCAGCTTCATTAAATCCTAAGTCTTAATACTGTAGAAGCGCACTACTTATCTGTAGAAACTTTTCTTCTCAAAAGTTTCATTAGAGTCCTTTTCTTCCTCAGCTTCATCAAAGTTATTTTGTTTAAACTTATGTTTAATAAGAAGTTAAGTACTTAAATAGAAAAATAGAAAAGTAGAAAAGTAGAAAAGTAGAAAAGTAGAAAAATAGAAAAGTAGAAAAATACACAATTCCATCACTTTTTTAACCTATTA